AAAGTGTTCATTAACTATAGGCAACTTGTCTACAGCGTTACGCTCCACAGAGAAGCCTACACCTGTGCCACACATTAAGATGTACATTGTCTCATCAAATGCTCTAGGACTGTCTACAGGTACATAAGAACAGTTGTATCCACCTACATGGCATATATCTAAGGCAGGTCCTGATGTCATCAATGCTCTCATGCTTGGCATCACTCTTTGCTCAAGAACTGCTTCCTCTAACTCACTACGTAATGAATCAGATAACTCAAAGCCACAAGTTTCTTTTAGGTGATTTGTCATGTAGTCAAAGTATCTTGCTACTGTTTCTCCCCATGTCTCACGTCTTTGCTCATCCTCTTTCCATCTAGCGTAGCGAGATAGAGCAATAAAATTTTGGTAGTCTGTTGGTAAATAGTTACTTATCATTTATTACTCCTGTAATGTTTTAATGTTTCTAATTTTAGTTCCTTCTACATCATAGAAGTATTCACGTATTCCATCCTCTATTTCTTCTGCTACATTTTCATCAGCAGGAACAGGATACTCTTCTGGGTCTATATCAATAGTAATATATACTTTAACTCGCATTAGGCTCTCTACCTTCAAGCTGATTAATACGCATATCAATATACCTTTTAGCTTTATTTAAATCTGTTATCTCAGCAGTGTTAGACTTATATCCTGCTCTCATTATATATTTTATAACATTACCCATCCAAAAAGGCAACTCATTATTCATTATAAATGATACAGGTTCAATAGCATAACGCTCGTAATGTTTGGGATTTTTAATTAAGTCAGATTGTGCCATTGCCTGTTTCATATACGCTTCGTGTCCTATCTGCTCATTCATTATGCTTGTCCTGTTGTTTTACTACCAAAAGACAATGTAACAACATTATCTGTAATGTCAAGAATTTTTCCTTTTTCTTCTTCTTTTTCTTCTATGTTGTCTACTTCAGTGAGAACATAATTGTGTACAATTTCTCTTAATTCTTCAGACTTTTCCATTACGGGTACAGTCGCAGCAACCATCTTAGCAAAATGCAAAAAACTATAATAATCTTCATCTTCTAAAGGATTTGTTCTACCTGCTAAAATAGAAACACTTATATCTCCAGACCATTGACCACCTTTCAATATAGTAGGTCTTAAACCAATAATAATATCTTCTGCTTCTAACTGCTCTGTTACTTTTTTATCTATCATTTTTTTGACCTCTTTACATTTATTTTATTTGGAAAAGATATAAAAGTAGGATGCTTATCCTTTCCTTTTTCTTTTAACCAATCTTCAGGTATTATTCTATCGTAGTATCTAAAACCGTGTTTTATGCACCAATCTCCATAAGATGATTTTGCTCCTTTGTATAATTTGCTACGGCTATTTGTAAAAACAAAACGTATATCAATATTAGGATGTTGTTTTTTTATTGCTATATGTTTTCTTCTATCTGCTGCTGTAAATCTACCTTTAGTTTCAATTATAATACCATTTTGTAAAACAAAATCAGGTGTATAAGTTCTATAAGCTAAATCTTCCCATTCTATTTTTACTTTTTCATATCTGTAAGATACTTTATTTTTGTCTAAGTATTGAGCAGTTTCATGTTCAATACCACTTCTGTAACCATGCTTACGTGCCATACGAAAAGATTTATGATTTAGCATAATTTAATTCAACGTATTGTGTAATTTTAGGGTCTTTTGCTTCAGAAACAACACTAGGTATTTCTTTTAATGTAGGCCAACAATCAAATCTATAAGAACAAAATTTACAACCATTATTAAGTACAGTATTACCTGTTAGTTTTTTCCTAAATGTTTCAGGTACAGCTTCAAAACATCTTTCAAATTTATTTTGTTCAAGTTTATTAGATTTGTCCTGTATCTTTTGAACTTCTTCATCAACGTCTAACCACTTAGCACGTACATATTTAAAGTCTCCTGTTGCTTTATTAACTACCCACCAACCACCTGCTTTCTTACCAGATGCTTTGGCATATCCTGCAAGTTGTCCAACGTAACCAAACGAATCACTTTCTTTTAACTTATCAAATGATTCAAATTTATATTTATATGACCAATCAGATGCAGATTTTATATCATCAACAGCACCATCAATAACGATATCGTATGTGCCATTAATAGAAGAGTTATCTAAATTAAGAGTAACATTGTTAGAATCTTCATATTTAACACCTGCTTCTTTTAGCACACCTTTAAATACAGCCTCGACAATATCTCCAATCATCATATTCATAATGAATGTAGTTGGAAATGGTACGGCAACTTCTGGTTTATTTTTTTCATACCAAAGTTGGCAAGAAGGGCGACCTACATTAGACATGCGTAATCTAAAATCGCCCCTACTTTTACCACTACCAAATTGTTTAGTAAGAGCTTCTTTTATATCTAAAGCAACTTGCTCTATCGTATTATCAGACATGGTAGAATTGCCTTTTACAGCACTATCCATGTATTGATGTACGGCTAATTCAGCAGGATGTTCCATTAAGCTACCTCTATATCAGCTTCATCTACTATAATATCAATAACATCAACATCATCATCAGACATTTTATTATTTACATTTTCTGACCATTTATTTGAAACATAAACATTATAGTTATCAACCCACTGCATAAAATCACCAAATAATTTTTGGTCTTCCTCAGATATTTGAATTGTCTCAGTTAAGTTTACAGACACATTTGGAACATAGTATTTAGCACCTGAAGGTATCTGTCTTTCTTCAGTATTTATAATCATATTGTGTTGTAGAGGTAGACGTTTATGTTTTCCTAATACATTAAAAGCATCTCCTACAGCTTTAAATGCTTCACGATTATCTATTTCCCAAATAAATGGGCTATCGGAAATAGAAACCTTCTTACCTTTATCGTCTTTAGCATCGTGCAATGTAACCATACCTATAACCACGCGAACTCGTTTGATACTACGAATTAATTCTTGTAGGTTTTTAGGTAGTGCCGCCCAATCTTTTATATAACCAGCAGGTTTTCCACAGTTAAAACCACCATCAGTATCTTTCAAATCGATGTTTAAATTATCTGCCATAATAGTTTTAACGTATTTATTAGGTGTAGTATCTGTACCTTTAATAAAACGCTTATACATGTAACGCTGTAAGAAAGGTCTAATAGTTACAGATGAACCGTATACTGTGTTTCCATCACTTTGAAGTTTAAATGTTCCACCATCTAACTTAAATGCACCACCTTTAATTACCTCTACATTAATCTCTTCTCCATCAATACTTTTAACACCCATTATAGGTTGATGAGAAATACGTAGTCTAGGAAGAGATAACTTCTCTTCTGGGGTTGATGTAGTAGTGAATGAAACACCCATTGCTTTAGCCATATCAGCATAATTATCTGTATTAATAGTAGTAATGTTACTCATGTTTTTATATCCTTATTTTGAATTTGAAGTGTAGTTATATCAGCTTATATCCTTTGTGTCAAGCCAATTTTTACCTATTTTTGATTCTAATAATAGTGGTACATTAAAATCTATATTCCATCTTAGTTTAATTAAATTTAACAACTCTTTGTTTGTTTGATTAATTATATACAAAACTTGTTTCTCCTCTTCTGGATGTACATCAATAACTAAACTGTCATGCACAGAATTAACTATACAAGATTTCATCTCTTTTAGAAACTTGTCTATTTGTAATAATACTAGTGGTACTATATCCGCAGTAGCAAACGATTGAACAGGGTAATTTTTTATCAATGTGAAATGCGTAACTGAACCATTTGCTCTACGTGTTACATCGGGAAATAAAAACTCACGACCAGAAGGTGTTTTAATTTTTTGTGTAGTTACAGCTTCTTTAGCCAATCGGGAGTGCCATAGTGCGATTCCTTTGTACTTTTGGTTGAAGTGTTCATAGTATGATGCTTCCGCTTTAGTTCTCCCGTATCCCGTTGCACCATAAAGCGGAGCAAACGTATGCGCTTTTGCGTCTTGTCTACTAGTGTTCTGCCCAGCATCCGAAATAACTTTCGCGGTATAGCTGTGAACATCAAAACCTGTTTTAACTTCTTCAATTGCAACTCCATCTTGTGATAAAAACGCGGCAGCTCGAAACTCTAACTGTGCAAAGTCAGCTTCTAGTATCTTGCCACCCTTAAAACGTGATACAAATACTTTCTTTACAGGAAATGTACCACCACGAGGCATATTTTGCATATTAGGATTAGCCCCTGACAGTCTGCCTGTAGCAGTTCTGTGTTGCATTAAACTTACGTGCAATCTGCCATCATTTTTTGTGTAAGTTTGTATACCCTCAACAAAAGAAGATAGATAAGTATCTAAAGCACTAAGTCTAGTCACCTTACTTAAAAAATCTACCGCATCATCCATTCCTTTACTTTTAGCAGCATTTTGTAAAAGTAATAAATTTGATTTACTTGTGCTAAAACCATTGGCACTAGCCCATTTAGGGGTAGGTGGTTTAAACTTTAAACCTGCTTTTATATCAGTAGGGTTAAACAAATATCCTTGTGTATTACACATCTTACATCTACTCTGTTTAGCAAATGGTGTACCATCTTTTTTTATCTTGTGTACATAACCAGTACCAGAACATTCTGAACATTGCTCTGCAATTGTTTTGTACAACTGCTCTGTACCAATGCTTATTGCAGAACGAAAGTCAGCATCATCCATGTATGGGTCAATACGAATAGCCCACTCTGTTTTATCTATTACTTTACGACTATATATAACCCAAGATAACTGCTCTGGACTATTGAGATTTATAGGAGTATCACCCATTAATTTTTTAACATGCTTATCTAAATCTAAAAGAAGATTTGTTTTTTCTTCTTCAAATTCTTCTCGAACACTATTCAGTACGTTTAAGTCAACTGCCATACCTCTTTGATAAATACGAGCAAGACAAGTTGTAACTTCATTAGTAAGACTAACAGTACTCAATAAACCTGCGTGTTCTTTTGTATTAAGTTTAATATTTATCTTGTCTGCAAGTTGTTGTGTAGAATGTAAGTCATGTGATAAATACTCCGATAACTCATCGTGTGGTATATCTCGTGTCGAATAACCTGCTTTAAAGTATGCTTTTAGTG